AAGCACGTGAACTATTAGCTGAAAAAATATCTGCAGCAAAAGCACAACAAAGCATGGGCTTAGCTTCTGCTCCTGCGCCTAATATGGACGGCATGGCTACTATGGCTAATGGTGGCATTATTGCATTTGCTAGTCGTGGGAGAGTAGAAGATCCTGACTTAGGTGGTCTAGATCTAACCAAAAAATACTTAACTGGTTTACAAGAAATGGGCTATGGTAAGCCTACAGCAGACCAAGAAAGAATCCGTGCCGAGATTGCCCAGCAACAGGAAGATGCTAAAGATATGCAGAACCAAAACTTCTGGCAGTCTATTGCAATGGGTGGCGCTAAAACTATGGCGGGTACTAACCCTAATGCGTTTGCCAATTTTGGTGAAGGTATACAAGAAGGTTTGGGTACATATGCTAAGGGTCAAAAAGACTACGCCGAAATGCTCAAAGGTTTACGTGCAGGTGAAATTGATCTTGCTAAACTTGATAACACAGACCGTCAAAACTTATTGCACTATGCACTAACCAGCGCAACTAGCCAAGCGGATACTGCGGCACGTACTAAGAGTAATGAAGAAATTGCTGCATTAAAACGCCAAGAGTTAGGGCTAACAAAAACTCATAACGACGAACTAAAGTATGTTGCTGCAATTAATGCTGCTACAGAGCAAATTTTAGGTAAAAACCCTATGATTCAGCCTACTCCTGAAATGGTAAAGAACGCCAGAATAGCAGCTAAGAAAATGGTAGATGACGAACTTAAAGCTGGTAAACCAAGTAAAGGTGATAAAGTAGAGGGTGGTGGTAGTAATGAGCCGCCTCCCCCTCCCCCTGGATTTAAAAGAGGTTAAATACAATGGCGTTTGAACGGGCAGTTAACCCTGAGACAGGGGAAGTTGTATTTCTCGTCAACAACCAATGGGTAAAACCTACTGATACTGCCGTAAACGATAAAGGTGAAAAGGCATATTTAGTAGGTAACCAGTGGGAAGTACCAACTACGCCTGTAGCACCTACACCTCCTCCCGCACCCAAAGATGCAAGCCCCCTTCTTGGCTCTGCTGAAAAAGGTATTGTTGGTGCAAAACAAGCAATTAAACAAGCCCAGCTTGCTAGCTTAATGGACCTCCAAGCAGCAAATAAAGAGAAGTATGGTGAGACGTACCAAGCAGCCCCTAAAGAAGAACTAGACGCTATTACTGCGCTTGATAAGTCTATTGTAGACAAACTGCAATCTGTAGCCCAATATGGGGTAGAACGCAAAGAAATTGAAGCTAAGCGTGGCGTAAACCCACTGATGCAAGATATTAGAGCCATAGGTTCTAGCGACGCATATAAAAATGCAGATACTATTGACCAGTTAAAAATGTATGGCGATGCTGTATGGAACAAGAAATCTGATATACCGGGCTATATCGCAAGCATCGGTTTAGAGTCCTTGCCAGCTTCTATCCCTTCTATTGCCGCAGCGATGGCAGTAAAGTTTGGTGGTATGGGTCCAAAAGCAGCAGCTATTGCAGGTGGTGGTGGGTCTGCTCTTACAGAATTTGGTAGTCAGTATGCAGAACTACGTGCAGAAGGTTTAGACCACAAAGAAGCATGGGAAAAAGCTGGTGTTAAATCAGGCGTCATTGGTATGTTCGATGCGGCTTCTTTTAACTCTGCAGGTAGTGCAGCTTCTAAGATTTTAAAGAATGTAGAAAAAGGTGCGCTTAAAGCTACCGCAAAAGAAACTGGTAAAGAGATTAGCACTCAAGCCTTGTATGGTATGGCTGGTGAAGCTGGCGGTTCTTTGGCAATCGGGCAGAAGCTAGACCCAATCCAAATTATCGAAGAAGGTCTTGGTGAAGTAGTAGGTGCACCGCTTGAGGCAGCTAGTACATATAGACAAAATGTTGCAAAAGCCAAAGAACCTAAGTTTACTACTGATGAAAAAGGTAACTTAGTTAAAACGGAAGAATCTGCACCGCTAGCCCCTTCAACACCGGGCGCACCAATACCCGCTGGCGCACAACAAGATTTATTTACTACCGAGCAAGCCCCATATCAGGTTACCCCTAATGAGCGTGTTGCTCAAACCGAAACTGGTGAAACTGTTGTTGAACCTATTCCTGATGCACAAGTAAAGGCTAAACAAGAAGCTAGCGATAAAGCCCAAACACAAATTGCCGACTTAACTGAGCAATTAAAAAATGCCGCTACCCGTGATGAGGCTTTGGCAATTCGTGACCAGATTTCTAAACTTGAACTGCAAGTAGAGCAAACCCCCGGCGTAAAAATTGATACGCTTGGACAAGAATACACTACCCTTGAAGCTAAAAAAGCTGAACTAAAAGCTACACAAGACCAGCTAATACAACAACGTGATGCAGCACCTACGTTAGATGCTAAGCAAGCCCTATCAGAACAAATCAATGCACTTGAAAACCAAGGCGTACAGATAAATGAACGTCAGCAACAGCTACTTGCTGAAGGCAAAACTACTGCTAAAGAACTACCAGCAGCAGAAGAAACCGTTGCTGAGCCAGAATTAAATGTGGCAAACGTCATTACTGAGGATGATTTTAAAACGATGGGTATTGGTAAAACCAATAAAAAACTACGTGAAGCCATACTAGGCAAGAGCCTAGCTAATCCTGAAGAAAAACAAGCGGTACTTGATGCGCTTACTAAGTATTCTCAGGGTAAAATTAGTTCTAATATGGCAACAAGGGTCGGTGATTTTATCGACTCAATTTCTCAGGAGACTACAAATGTACCACGAGGAGACGTTTCTGGAGCTGTCCCCGGAGGAAGTGAGCCTAGCGTTCGAGTGCCTAGTGTTCCAAGCGCTGCCGCCAGCGCAACTCAAGCACCTATCCCTGGAGGAGTGGCAGGCAATATCGGAACTGCTGGAGGACTTGATGCTGGAGAAGGAGGAGTACGAGAAGATGGGGCTGCTCCACTAGCACCAAAAGGAACTGCTGAATCTAATGCACAGCTATATAAAGCTGCTGGTGGTAAACCTAAACTTAAAGGCATCCCTAAGTTTATAGCAGGTGCAGTAGAGCGCTTTAGAAAGTTTGAGGAAGCGTATAAAAAGAATCAGTTACTAAGTACCCAAATATTTGGCAAGCTGCAAAACTGGGGTTCTTTTGATGATGCCCTTAATAATGCTACCCGTGCTGGAATGATGGATTTAGTACGGAAGGGTGAACTTAATTTAGAACAAGCTAAGTTTGCTATGATGCGTTCTTCAATGTTTCAAACGCTTTTCCGTTCTAAATTAGCTAGTGACGGGATTATGCAAGGGGATGTTAAATACGACCCTATTGCCAATGAGTGGACTGTTGTCAAAGATAGCATCAATATGGAGGCTCTCCATAACGAAATAAGAAATTTTGCTGAGCGTACAGGTGTAACTCTTGAGGTTGCATTAGACCAATTTCATAAAGCATACGAAGCTAATCGTGTGCATGGGTTCTATGATGACCTAGCTAAAACCCGTGGCGAGATAACTCGTACCACTAAGGCAATTACTGCGCTAACCAATACCCCCCTTAAAAAACGTACAGGGGATGAGCAAAAACAAATCGCTAAAAAGAAAGCGTTGCTTTCAGAATTAAATAAAAAAGCAAGCCGTATTGAAGGTTTAGTGCGCCACATGAACTACAAAGAGATGCAAAGTGGTATGCAACTCTACAACAGTAATCCGGAAATGAAGGCGGGTACTGACATTTGGAACGTCATGCGTGAGCGTGTTATTAAGCACTTGGTTGACTCAGGTATCAATACCGAAGAAGAAGCTAAAGACTTAATGGATGCTGTGGACTATGTGCCATTCCAACGTGAGATGGATGTAGAAGAAGCTAAAGGTTTTGTTGTTAGGCGTAAGGGTGTTAATGAGAGAATGACTCAGCCCGGCATAAAAGGCTCCATGCGAGACGTTAAAAATATCGTTGAGAACATGGAAAACTGGATGCGCTGGTCTTTGTCTAGGGCTATTAGTAACCAACAACTTAAAGTATCAATGGACGCCTATAAGACCGCTGACCCTCATGGTGTACGAGAAGGCGAAGGCAACAAAACAAATACTTTTAGCATCTATGAAGATGGTGTTAAGAAGCTATACCATGTTGCTAACCCAGCGATTGTGCAGGCTTTTACTGGTGTAGATTCCATTATTTTCCCAAGCATGGGCTACTCAAGCAAGTTTAGAACAGCATTTACTCATGCGTATACTAGGATTCCGTTGGTTCCAGTAGCCCAGTTAATCTTGAAAGATACATGGGAAGCTATGGTAACGTCGGGGTTAAAGCACCCATATATGTTGGTGGCTCAGATACCAAAAGAAATTGTTCTTACCGCTTTGGGTAAAAGCGAAGCACGTCAAAAATTAACTGAAAGAGCGCTATTATCTACGCATGAGTATCGTGGATTGTCTGATGCCGACGAAGTAATGAAACGTTTGAACTTAGAAGACCCAAGCAACTACCAAAAAGCGATGAGTATGTTGGACAAGTGGTCTGCTTTAAACGATAACATGCTACGTCAAGCTGTGTTTGCACAAGCAAAACTAGAAGGCAAGAGCGATAAAGAAGCCTCAATGATGGCTACTGAGATATTTAACTTCCGTCGTATGAGTGGTAACCCCGTGCTTCAATGGGCAAATAACCACATCCCATTCTTAAATGCTTTTGGGCAAATGCAACGAGTTACTATAAAAGTGTTGTCCGGGTCAGGGATTACCCCTAAGACTCGTGCTGAGGGTATTTGGACTTTAGCTACTACAACAGGTATCTTGGCAGGTCTTAGCTTTATGTATGCGGCTGGTGTATCAGATGACGAAGACTATCAAAACATGAACCGTATGCAGCGAGATTCGTCTTTTGTTATTCCCGGCACAGGTGGTTTGCGTATCCCAATGCGGTGGGGTCTTCCACTCATACCTAAGATTCTTGGTGAGTACTTGTACCATGATGTTGCAAAAACGGTTTACGTTGACCCTAAAATGTTTAAGAGCGCCATGTATCGTGCTGTTCTCAAGCAAGTTGAACCCCCTATTGGTGGTTTAGTATTACCTGCTGTTGGCTTAGCGACTAACCATGATTTTGTTCAAAACAGAGAGATCGTTAACGCTACTCAACGTAAGCTAGAACCTGCACAACAAAGCAATAAAAATACAACAGAGATTTCAAAGCTAATTGGTGAACGGGCTAATATATCCCCGCTTCAGTTAGACTATTTCTTTAAATCGTATTTGGGTGCATATTCTACCCTCATGGCTTTGGCAAATAATAGTATCGCTGAAAGTCGTGGTAAAGCACGCCCAACACCTGAAAACCCAACTAAAAACTTTGCGATGTCGTTGCCGGGTGTAGGTAGCTTTATTAGCAAAGATGATGCTAGTGGCGCACTATCTGACTTTTATGAGGCTGCTAATGAGGTTGACGTAATTGTTAACACATACAAAAAACTAGCCCAGTCAGATGTTAATAAGGCTACTGAGTATGCAGACAAAAACCAAGATAAGTTAATGCGTTTGCAACGTGTAGAACAAAACCTAGGCAGACTTAATACATACGAAAACTATGTTATTAATTTACCATCTACTAGTACAAACCCTAACCAACGCACTATGTCTGCCAATGAAAAAGCAGTGGAGATAAAGAGAATTGAAGAAGCCCGTAAGTCGTTAAGAGAGCCAGTACACCAATTACGTAAGCAGCTTTACAAATAAAAAAAGCCCCCGGTGAGGGGGGCTTGAACTCGAATTCTTTCGAGGAGAGGAGAAGCAAACCGGAGTTTGCAGCCCTCAATATACATCATGTCTATTTAATACGCCAGAATCTTAGACCGATTTTTGCGTTCTCAACTTTTTCTTTATACACTAACCTTATCTTCCTTTGTCTAGCTGCCATTAAAATTTCTTTAGCTAGCGTGCGGGTATCAAGGCACGGAATAAAAAAAGAGGATCCCAGCACCATCTTGTGCCATTCAATGATGACCGGGACCCCTTCGTTAAGAATCGGCATCCTGTGGTGTCATGTCATCCATCAGGCGCAGCTTAGAGTTAAGAATCTGAACTGCATTGACTGGTGGTGTATTCAACGGACTGCCTTTAGCCATAGCCTTTTTAATAACTGTGCCACCAGCTTCTAGCTTCTTCAAGCCAGTAAGCAATCCAGTATAAGAAATCTGCATCTTGGTACACCACTCACGCAAAGGTTGAACCGCAATATAGACTAGGTTTGTATCAGGCTCAAAGCGAGTCATGAGTTGACCATAAGGTTCCACAATCGGTGCATGAGATAGCCCAGTACGTTTGTCGCTAATATTGTCCACTACCAAGAGGTTGCGGTTATGGGCATTGAGGAACGCACCTAGTGCACCCAACGGGTCACGGCTAGCTGGTTTAACAGACTCACGCAAGTCGCTGAAGTAAGTAACTGCCCAGTTCCATACAGCCTCAATATCAATATTGTGCAAGCCAAGACGTTTAGCTACGATAGCCGCAGTAAATGCAGTAGCCGCACCAGCAGAATAGAACCGTTGCTTTTGTTGCAGTTGTGCTTCGCCATCAAACCTAAGCTGGGTCTTCTTCAACAGTTCTTTGATCTCAGGAAGGTTAGGAACGATGTAAGACATCATAGCCGTACCAACATGCCCATAGTTCTCCAGCATGACGTTGTTAAAGATGTCATCGGTAAACTCTTTAGAAAGTTCTTTGTCCTGAGAGATTTCAATCTCAACAATACGTAGCTGTTCTGACTCAGGTGTAGCCTTCAAAGCGGCGATCTTGTCGTGCATACTGGAGTTACCTGACATAAATGCTGGCAACGACCAACGGCTGTTATTCAATCGCATCTTGTTAGAACTTGCTTCCATACGATTGTTAGACCGACCTTGTGATACACCATAGGCAATCTTACTAACCGCTTCGTTGGTCATATCGGTTACTTCGTCAACGCAGATAGGCAAGTTGTTAAACACACCCATTTGGTGGAACTGAGACTTAATCGTGTCATCTTTAATCAGCATCAAATCATCAGGCTGACCCCAAATACTATTGATTACCTTTTGGATAGTCGTCTTACCAGTACCCGATTCGTTTTCCGTAATAGAGTAGATCAAGCCCTTTTGCTTGGTAAACTTCAGCAAGGGTGCTCCCAAACCTGCAAAGAAGAGGAAGGCACGTGCTTCTTGTCCCGGTCTAGCATAGACATCAGTTACCCGCTTATGCTCCTCTAGGGTACCTTTTGGCTTGAATAGGTGGACAAACGGCATAGTCGTGCTAGATGGTGGTGAGTAGTTAGTCCCGTCAATCGAGATTTCCTTGTCGCCCACAATAAACTTAGAGTCATCATCACACCAGCCGAACTGCACACGCATCTGTTCTGCGGCATTGCGGTCTAGTAATTCTTGTGCAAACGCTGTTACATAGTTCATAATCGCCTTCATTTCATTAGCGGTGCCGATAACGCCACGCTTGGACACAACACTCTTGAACGTATCAAACGCCATCAGTTCTGTTGCAGCACAAGCAAACTCTCGTACACCATCGTTAGGTAAGTGCAGACGCATCCAAATCATCTCGCCCAACTCAGGGTCTAGCATGCGCTTAACCACATAGAAGTCGTGCTTGTAGATTAGCTTGTCTTTCTCCACAATGGCTTCTTCGCCTTCACCCTCATCCTTAGTAAAGCCTTGGCGGTATATACCCCCATTTTTTCCACGGAAATATGGAAACGGCAACTGAGGTATGGTGTAGGTTACTTCGCCCCCTAGTTCAAAACTAGGTAGGGTTACGATATTGTCTTCTTCACTAGCCTTAGCCACATAGCGACTTAGCTGGATAGGGGAACTAATCGTGCCCTTGCTTGGGCAACCATCGCATCCACCAGGGTTATTGCTCTCAAAGGTAGTGCAGAATTGAGGACCACCTGTGTCGTTAGCCTTACCCTCTGTATCAGCCCATGAGTAGTTAGGGTGCTTCTCAGACAGCTTATGAATAGCCGTATCCCTATCTTCGCAGCGTTGGGCAACCGAGAGCGCACCTCGCCATAAATCGTACCCTATGGTGTCTTGGTTCTTGTACGCATAAATAAGCTGAGCACACTTGCCGCTTTTCATAATCTCAGAAAAGTTAGACATGTAGTTACCCATCAATGCACGGGTAGTCTCATCCATCGGGCGGCGAGGAGCCTTGGTTAAATCCAACTCACCTACATTTAAATCCTTAGACACCAGCATCTTGAACGCAAAGTATGAGATAGGCTGTATCGGTTTATCCGCAGTCAACCACTTAACATCAATCGGTGGCTCAACTTTAAAGTTAAACGTATCAGGTACACGCAGTACGCTAGCCAAGTCCGTAGTACGAGAAGGGTCAGCTATAACCCCATGCTTAACTAGCTGGCGCTTCCATAACTCCGCAGTTAGCTTCCATTCGTCAGCTTCAATAGCTTCGCTCAGCACCCAGTATGCGTGGATGCCGTTACCTGAGTTAACGAGGTGTGGCTTTGGTAAACCTAATTCTTTGCAAAAGCGTTGTAAATCTACGAGTGCATCTTGTTGTGTAAGGTAGCCTTTCTTCTTCTCAAACTTCTCAACACCACAATCTAAATCTAGCCAGTAGGCTTTCACCCAACCCGCATTACTTGCTTCTCTGCTTTCGTTATCAATGAACTTAGCACACCCAAAATAGACGTCTCTCTTTTTGTCTAGTAGTTTTTGTATGAGTGTCTGTGTTCCTTCAACTGTATCGGCAAAATCGGTAAGCGGCTTGGTTCCCTTTTTATAACTCGCTATGCAGTAATACCCTTCTTCGGGTAAAACCGTAGAGAGAAAAGAACTCCATGAGGTCATGTGTATCCTCTAATTGCGCCGACAATAATCCCGTCTAGCTGGATGGCACCCAGCTTTCCGGTTGGCTTACGCCTTCTTTTTTAAAAACTTGTAAATCTGTATTTCATGCACTTTCTTGGGCTGGCTTTGACCAGTAAACCACGCATATACTGCTGTGCGTGATACACCAAAGAAGTTTGCTACTTCGATAACTGATATGTCTAATTCAATACACCTTTTGCCGAGTAGCACACCCGGTGCATCTCCAGCTTTATTAACAAGCCGTACAAATTTTGAAGAGTATCCAGTCATGTTTAACGGGGGGCGAACCCCCCACCTTTCTTAAGCCCAGTCGTCTAGAACTGCATTGATGTCTTTAGGCGTTTCAGCTTCAGACTTCTTAGCACGTTTGGTTGGCTCTACTGCTTCGGCTTTAGGGGCTTCTGCAACAGGGGCAGCTTCAACAACAGGGGCAGCTAGTTTAACACCAGTATCAACTTCACCAGCAGCTAAACCGATTGCAGACTTAGCTTCAGGGGTCTTACCCTTAGCTTGTGCGTTAGCAAACTCATCAGCCTCAAGGTAACGAACCGCCTTGAAAGTAAGTTTTGGTGTGGCGCTTGACGTGTCAAAACGCATCTCTGTAACTACTGAAGTTACTGATACACCATTAGTACCCAAGAGGCGAACGTACGCTTCGAGTGGCATCTTGCCATCAACTGGTTTGCCAAAGATAGACTGTGCTGGTAGGGTCAACTGGAATACATCACCCTTTTGGTCATTCTCAAGCAATACAGCCAAACGACGGCTAAAGCGGCATGCACGACCTCTTCCGCTTGAATGAGAGCCATCAATGTTCTGTGGGCAGTCTTTACATGTAGCAGATTGTGGTGCTGTGCTACGGCTGTTTGGGCTAATGCCATTGTCAGAGAAGCAAGATGGTGCACCTACTGTTTGACCTTCTTGGAATACACCTTCGTAGAAAGTACGTGAATTGTATTGAGCCGCACCAACCACGATGACGTTCATAGCACGTTCTTCGTTCTTAGCAACTTCTTTACCATCCACAACCATACGGAATACTGAACCCTTGATTGAGATGCGTTTAACAGGAGTACCTGTACCACCACCTGTACCCATCAAGGCTTTTGTTGTTTCGTCGATCTGACCACGTAAGTGTGCTGGTAGATTACCGTTTAATAAACTTAACTCGTTAGACATTTACTTCTCCTTTGTTTGTATTTGTCAATGCAACAATATCAGACTTCTTAAAACGCAACTTAGTACCTACTTTGAAATGCGGTAATTTGCCTTCTCTGCATAATACATAAATTGTTTGACGAGAGACTCGCAGTATCTTTGAAACCTCATCGACTGTCAATGGAATATCTTCCATGTTTACTTCCTCCTTACTGTAACTGTATATTTATTATTTACATTCATGCCAACTGGCATTAACTCAGGGTGCTCATCAAGGAACTGCTTCATGTTGGTAGTGCTTATGCGACGTTCCAAAAGCTGTGGCACGTTGTGTTCTGTGATGAACTTATACATATGCTCCCAATCTGAAGTTTCATACCTTGTTCTTACTGTTCGATAGACATTACCAAACGGAGTGCGAACGCTATCAGCACCGATTGACTTGCATATCTTGAGTAATTCTGCTTCGACCAAATCCATCTGAGCCGAGATCTTGTTGTCCTCTGCTTCAAATGCAGCCGATAATTCTGCACGTTTGTCCCGCATTTTTACGTAGGCGGCTACGAGACGATCTGCCTGTAATTGCTCACTCATTTACTTCTCCTTTTTTGCTGCTGTTTTCTTTAATTGTACACTAACACTTAACAATGTCAACTAAGTAGTTCCCCGTATAACGCCATAATGTTATGTTGAATATCTTGTTTATTTTGCAGTGCTTCGTATAGACGTTTCTCAACGTTGCTTCCACGCAACCTAATTACAGTACATGGGTTCTTTTGCCCACTTCGGTGTACCCGTGCATTAGCTTGTGCGTAAGTTTCATAAGACGTTATGGGACCCCACCATACAATCGTATTCGCCGCATGAAGGGTAACGCCATGACTAGCCGCTTGTGGCTGGATGATAAGCACACGAGGGTTAGGTGTTTCTTGGAACTTCTTAAATATCTCTGTACGTTTGTTTACAGGAACTTCACCACTTATGATGTCAGCCGTATACCCGTCTTTGGTAAGGTTCTCGTGGATGATATTGATAGCATGTTTGAACGGCACAAATATCAATACCTTGTGGCTAGACTCATCAATAACTTCTTTTAGTACCTTTAAGCGATTGCTGGCATCGAATTGGATAACCTCACCCGTATCAGAGTAGACCGCACCGCAAGACAACTGCAATAGTTTGTTCAAGTTAGCCGCCGCATTAAGGGTAGTAATCTCCTCACCAGCCGCACGTACAAGCATCTCCTTACGTAGCTTTTCGTAATACTTTTCTTGCTGCGCTGTCAGGGGTACATCTCTTGTTTGGTACGTCAACTCAGGTAGGTCAAGGCATTGTTCCTTTGTATATCGAATGGCTGGCTGGAGGATGTTGTGCACTATGTCTTCTGAGTTAGGCTTGGGTATCCACTTAAACATAGAAATCTTCTGCATCACCATGTCCCTGAAGTGGGAGTAAAACTTAGGTACACCAGACGGATTGACTAGCTTAGCAATACCATAGGCATCAACAGGGGACTGAGCCGCAGGAGTGCCAGTCATCATCCACAACCAAGTATGCGGTTTGATTAGCGAGTTAAGAACCTTCCAGCGATTAGTAGTAGGGTTCTTGTAGGCATTAGCTTCGTCAATCACAATCATGTCAAAGCCAGCCGCCTCAATCTCGTCAGCCACAATCTCAATGCCGTCATAGTTAATGATGATTACTTCGGCATCGCTATCAATAATCTTCTTGCGTTTCTCTCTACTGCCATACGCAATATCAACCTTACGATGGATGGCAAAGGTAAACAAGTCTGCACGCCATGCCGAATCCATAATAGATAGAGGGCAGATAACTAGAGCACGCTTTACAAACCCCATCTTCATTAGGTAGTCCATAGCCCATATCACGCTGGCAGTCTTGCCTGTGCCTTGCTCATTAAATACAAACGCACGCTTGTGCATAGTTAGGAAGGCGGCTGTCTCTTGTTGATGGTCAAAGGGTTTATACTGACCAGGCCAAACGTATTGCCCTTTAATCGGGGATGGTACGTTTTTAATTTTTAGGTTTCTTAAAACCTGTGCCTCCTCCAAACCCCAATGCACAAGAACTTCGTGATAGTTCTCGTTAGAAGCCATTAGCTTAGACTTAGGGATAATACTAGTAATGCGGCTTGGGTCATTTACTTTAAGCAGTAATGCCTTGTTTTCTATAATTTCCATTCTTCTCTCCGATGCCAAGTAGCCTGAAAGCGGTGTCCGCTTCAAGCATTAGTTATTTTGTGTCGGTCTTTCCCGACTGTCCGTTAGCCTCTACTGAGGATATTCCCGTGAAGGAGCAATATGGCTAACTGATATGGTTTACTCTGAGAGGAAAGTCACAACCCCTGTTATTTAGGCACTCATATCTTATCCCGCAACAGTACAACAAACTACTTTTTCTTGCGCTCTCTAGTGCTGGTTTCAGCAACCAAGTTACGCTTCGAATCTCTTTTAAATGAACGGTTCTTAGCGGCGGTAGTAATGTATGTTCCGTCTTTATTAGAACCTCCTTTATCCATTGCTTTGCGGTGGGCTACATCCTTACCCTCCCGCGCATCAGCTTTGCCATTGCCATTACCGTCAGGAAGTTTTTTATCAATACCTCGTCTAGCCCGTTGACGCTCCATGCGGTTACCGTGTTCGCCACGAGTTTTTTGTTGCTGATATTCTTTTTTGTAAGGTCTTGGTTTAGTAACGTAAGGCATTATTTTTCCTTATAAAATTCACATGATTTGACAGGACACCACCCACATAGGGGGGTAGGATTAGCTTGCCAAACATCATTTTCGTACGAAAGTTGGAGTCTGGCAAGGTCTCCTTCAAACGACCTCCAGAGCTTGTTTATATCGTCCCGAGTGTATTCTTCACTCATAAAACTTTCATGCACTATGAATAGTAGACCAGCTTTAATTACCATTACTTCAG